ACCGACGGCGGCTAGATTTACTGCATCCCATGTAGCCTCAACGACCTGCCCAGAATCAGATGTGACGCTGATCCCGGAAGCCATGACTTGCTTTTGTGTCCCGGACTCATATAGGAAGAAGTCAACGGTGGGTACGCCTGTGCCACTGTGTGCTGCATCCCTACGGACATTTGCGCGAAACCTTTGAATCCCTACACCGGTGAGTAGGTCATCCGTAGGGGTAGCGAATGAGGTACGTAGGACTGTTTGTACTGCTGGGGGCGTAAAGGTTACATCTATTGGCTCAACCGCTGTATGCGGGAAGGTCGCTCCGCCAGTGGTCAGACGAAGCTCTACTGTTTCAGTGCCACTAAGCTCTGCAGAACGGAAATTGATGGCAAAGTAGAACTCATACTCTTCGTGGCCCCCGACGTTAGTAGCGAGTAGGCCGTCTACTTCGTCCAAGACGGACGTTTGGTATGTTTCAGCTGAGGTACCTAGCCGCTCTGGTGTTCCTGTGGCACCATCTGTGTCGCCTGAAGCAGCAGAGCGGACATTAGAGCTTGTAGCATTGACATCAAACCACCCAGCGGCATCGACGTTATACTGAACTTGAAAATCGCCGCTGGCCGACATATCTCCCGTATTGCCAACTTTGGCAATAAAACAGTAGTCAGTATCTAAGACTGCCTGGAACGCCGCGTCCTCTGTGCCTACAAGTGTATAGGCTTCGTGCGCAGCACCTGTTATAGGAGTACAGAACCTAAAGTGTCGTACACTAGGGGCAGCAGCTGTGCTCATTCAGAGCCATCCTCTCTGATCGGGTCAGTTGCCGACTTGTTGACACCGTCGGTCTGTGCCCGCCCAAGTATCTCTTCATAGACCCCTTTCGAAATCCATCGCCCAGTAAGGACAGCTCTGACACCTCCAACCCCAATACGTTTCCCAAGGTGCTGCAATAGATCAGAGTACTTGTTTGTACCATGCCAGCCAATATCATCGGAATAGATATAGATATCCCACTGATGCAACACTACCCGTCCAACGGCCTGACAGCCTTTAGTGGGGTCATCCCAAGCGATAGCTTGTACGTTCTGATTAGGAGCATCTTCTGGTTCGCCCTCGAACGTCGAGCCATCACCATAGTAGATCGTGTACGTGATGGTCATGACAGCAGAAGCCAATTGCCATCGGGCGAGTCTACAGGCTCGTCGATATCTGTGACGACTCCCGAGAGATTGGTTTGAACTAGAATTGCGTCGGGCGGCAGTTCCTGATCGCATGCGACACGCAAGAATGCCGAAAATGCGGAGATTGACATGGAGGGGCTGGCATCCAATTTGCCTAAACCTTCGAGATTGACAGTAGCCGCAGCAAACACTAGCGATGGGCTCGCATTTAAGGCACCACCCGCGGCCTTAAGGTCTGCTGCGGCAGAGAATACTAAGTGTGGGTCAGGTGTAGCATCGAGTTTCCCATCCCCATCGAGGTTTGCAGCAGCACTGAATGCCATCGTAGCAGTAGCAGTAATTGCCCCAGCACCGCCAGTAGCAAGTTCCTTTGAGAAAAATACCATAAACCCGGTATAATCTTCCCTTGGGCCGACAGAATCAGGTGTGGCGGACCATGTATCAGTGAATCCGAGATATTGAGTTCCCTGTGTAAGTGATGCTACTCCATGAACAGTACCCGGGATTAACTCTGTATTGCCATTATTTGTGTAAAGAAAACGGACCGTAGTAGCAGATATCACTGTGCTTGTAGGCGAAGTATCATCGTGCTCCCAATCTGGATCAGGCATTGCTGTTTCGCCCGTAAAATATCTAGCAGCACAATTTCTTCGGAATTGATCCGCGGCGCCTTGATAAACTATTCCGGCAATAGCAATATATGATCCAGTACGACCGGCGGTCAAATCAACGGGGGTACCTGTAAATGGCCCGTCTGGCGTATCACCGTCATGAGCGCAAATTCCGGCAAGACCTGTACTAAAAGCCATGTCATCAAAGGCGTCCAAGCGTAATGCAAAAACTTGTGTGTGGTCGCAATCATTATTGTTGCTGGCACTGTTCTTATATTGAGTTTTGACTGTTTTCGTCCCTGCTGCCCCAGCGACAATAGCTGATGTCATCATTGCCAGTTCTTCGACCGTATCTTCACCCTCTAATCGTATTTCACCAACTCCAACAGCAACATCAAGTACTCGTGTTGACATATCAGCATTTGTGCTATCCACAAGCCAATGCGTTGATGAGAGAATTAGCCAATTATCACTTGCACCCGCAGGAAGGGTGACAGATGCTCCATCTGTGAATGTGCTCGGAGCATCTCCTGTCGGAGACGTATTAGCATATAACCAATCGACATCTTCTGTGATGTCGTCTAGCAATAATAAAATAGATTGAATACCACGCGTTCTAGCTTGAAGCGTGCCATCTGTTCGTGCGACAAGAGTTATATTTCCAGAAGATGCTTTTGTGAATGTTGTCGTAAAAGAGTAGGGGGCTCCAATGTCAGTATTGAACGGTTCCAGTCGATGATGAGTGAAAGGTATAGCCACACCATTATCGTGAACTTCAAACTCAAAATCATTTTGCCCAGTACTGTTGCCGTAGACATGAGCAGTAAAAATTAAGACATATTCGGCAGTACCGCTAGTGTCCAACTCAGCGGCTGTTGCCAATGTTTCTAAAGTCACGTATGTAGCCGACGTGGTAGATCGAACTGTCTCTCCAGAGAATAGTTTATTGCCAATCTCAGCCACGATTAAATCTCGATGATTCGCCAGAAAATGTTATTGGTTTCGTGGACTTCTGGCGCCCCAAAAAGATAATCATAACGCAAGTTTATTTCTGCCACTCCCGGACGACGGTTAATATAAATCTTAAACTTCAAGTTATTCATCGGGCCGTTCCTGTTAGCAACCCCGCCCTCAGCATCCCAATGATCGGTAATGAACTTCGTGACATTGTCCATAGCCGCACGGAAAGCTGCCTCACCTGTGCTGAAATTAGGCGCTGCGATATCAACTTGTTCAAGTCTGGAATTCGTTCGTTCTATCTTGAAAGCCATCATGATTCCTCAAGGGTAGAGGTGCTGAGAATAGACAGTAGCTCGGTCCACATAACAGCCAATGATGGCTGCATGTATAGCTTATGATAGTGGATCGCGACGCCTGACTTGCCCTCAGCTGGTGGGGAACCGCCTTCAGGCATGCGTCGTTCTACGTGATAACGGTACGCGCCGTCGTAGTCTGCCTTAGTCCATCCGGCCATAACAAGCTCCTATCCATTATTGTATGTACAGAACCTTGTCGTTTGCCTCGGCGTCCGTTAGTTTGGCATAAGTATTGTAGATCCGGCTGCGGTCACCTGCCCAATGCTTGCACTCCTTAGCCGCTCGGCGTAGCCATGCGTATACAAAGGCAGCATCCGAGAAGTGCATTTTGTAGAACTCGTCGTCAAATGTCAGCACGACAAGAGAACCCTCGAATGCCACTTCCCAGTCCTTGAAGTTGGACACATATGTTGACCGACGATACCCTTTATGCAAGGGAACGCTAAGGTTAGCACGATCATACTTATTGAGCTCATGCCAGAACTTTGGCCTGAGACCCTCGTGAGTCATGGCAAACTTGATTGCGCCTTGCATGGCGGAGCAGATCTCGAACGTGGTCGGATAGTACATCCGGATCTTGTCGGACCCGAGCTGTAACTGTACTATGTCTAACCCTTGCTGGACGTTGATCTGCTCCTGCTTGAACAGGTTCAACATGATCTAGTCCAGTGAGATTGCTAATGCTGAGATCGCAAACTCCGGAGTTACACCACTGTTGACGATCAGATCCGCATCGAGCGTCGAAAAGATCTGCATCACACCTGCGAAACCACCCAAGGACACGTCAGTTTCCGTTTCAGGACCACTCGAAGATAGCCCGAACGTGATGATCGCGTCGTTGGTTGCTGTACCTGTGGCGACTGTCCAGCCAGCTACCGATCGTGCAACGGTCTGGTTCGTGTAACCGGTATATGCGGCTACGCTTTGGGTTTGTACGGTTGAGGTGTCGTCGATCACGTTGCCGGTATGTAACGCGATAGTTAGGGTACCTGCCGATGCTGATGGCAGCAGCCCACCTACATCGCCCATATTTGGCGCTGCTACGTTCGTGAAGATCAAGTCGAGGACGTCGTCTTCCCATAAGTTTGTGGCACTCATTACAGGCCTCCTGCGGCGTCAAGACCAGCACCGGTTGAGCCACGACGTGGCGGTTGGGCCATCTCGGTCACTTTAGCTGCAATTGCTTGTGTGTCCCTTGCAGCCTCTAGTCCTTCGCCTGTGATGATGGCAATCTCAAGGGCTTCATTGGCTGCCCTGAGTGACGCTTTGGCGTCTTTGAAGATTTGACTTACTCGGGCCCTTTCGACCTGAGCTGGCTGGCTGGCGTAAAACTCAGGATAACCCTTGAGGTTGTCCTTCTTCTGCTTGAGTCTGGCAAGCTGCATTTTCTTCTTCGCAGCTTGGACTGCCGGTGATACACTCATGACGTGTTCTCCTGTTCAGGTTGTATGCGGTCTAGTAAGCCATCTAACTAGTATCTTAATTATAACGACTAATCAATGAAAGATCAACTGGTCCTTTATTGACTGGTTGCTGGCACGGGCGTCGGGGAGGTATCAGGTGTGGCACCTGATGGAGCTCCTTCGGGCACTAAGGGGCTTGCAGGTGGAGCTTCCTCTTCTTGTTCGAGGATCTCGCTCTCTGGCAGATCTCCTTCGAGCCCGATGATTTCACGTGCTTCTTTGCGTGAGGTGAGCTGCATTGGCTGTTTATTGCCCGTCTGGCGCGATATATTGCCAATAGCACGCGCTGTTTGCGCCTTGGTTTGCCCTTCCTCAAGCGGGTTTTGTAAGAATGCGCTGGGCCATTCAAATTCCACGTCACCCTCAGGCAAAAGACCTACATTCTGCAAAATATCAATTGTGGGCTTCAAAATCCGCGGTTCCGCAAAGAGGGAGCGCCTTTCGTCAATACGTTCCGCCCAATTCGCTCTATCCTGCGCAGATGCCAGCTCTCCAGCCTCAGAACCAAGCAGAATGCGTCTGGGAATGCCCGTGGTACCAGATAAGAGGCCAATCAGCATGTCAAAACTCTGTTCCGGATTTGGTGTGGTGCTTTCCAGCATGTTCAGCTTGACACCACGAGTCCGAATTACGCGTCGCAGCTCGTGCTGGTATTCCTCAATCTCGTCAGCAAGTGCAGCTGCGTCAGCAGGATCGATATCCATCTCCTTGTCGATGTCCGCCTGCATCCCTGCTCTTGCACTGAGCCAATAGATTTCCGACGTGCCCCCACCTACCTTGAGTAGGTCATCCAGGAGGTTATAGATCTTCTCGATGATCGGAGTGCCAAATACCGAGTCCTCCAATGGCTTCTCAACCACATGCACTACACGCGATGCGTGTAACTTCATGTCCTTCAAGCCCTCTACGGTCACTGTGCCTGCTGAGACGCTCTTTAATGCAGGATCATCGAATTGGATCCCGTACATCTCCGGAAGCCCGAACCGAGGCGATGTCTGATCGCTGTTGAACGTTACTTCCTTGATTTGCCGTGAGCCGACCGCTCGAACATACAGCAGTTCGTCGGCTTTTGTGACTTTCCGTTCGAAGTTGGAGCCATCGTTGAACCCGAACAGCATGATGGCGAAGTGATTCAGGCGTGAGAGACGATCGACGCGGTTAAGCATGCCCCACATGTCGTGCTGCTTAACCAATTCGTCCCAAGCACTTACTATGCCAGCGTCGGCAATCAACTCAGGTGGGTTGGACCATGTAGCATCAGGTGGTGCGTCAATGATTCGACTAGCGACATCCTGACGCATATACTTCCCTAGGAAGTCATCTGTGGTCAGAACCTTCTTGTAGCCGAACACAGCATACAAGTCTCTTAGGCCTCCGAATTGTAGTCCAGCCCGGTTAGCCAGCTGCAAACGTGAGATGAGGCCCGACAGCATACGCATCACAGCGCCTGGCTCCTTCCCATTGGCTTGTGAGCCGCCAATTGTGCGCTGATTGAGGACAGCCTTCGTCTTGCTGCCCCTTTTGGTGACCGTTATGCCTTTCTGTGCCATTTCCTCACCTATTTGCCTTTACCATGTTAATCCAAGCCTTCGTGCGCCAGGATCGCGTTGTAGTCCGTGCCGAATGGGGACCACATTGTCAGGGAGCTTCTCACGACCCCAAACGAGTGAACCGAACATTCCGTGCACCAGCTTGTTGTATCCAAGCGCAAGTGCGGTAACTTGATCATCGTGCTCTGCATTGTCGTCGAATGCGTTGATTTCGTCAATAAGCGGCTTATTCCATTTTGCCCTGATCATATACACATTACCCGCTTCACAAGCTGCCAAAAACGGACTAGCACGCACCGTTAAGGGTCCTGTAGCCTTTTCACCTTCGAATGCGTACCCAGCCAAAAGGTCTTTGTAATCCGTAATGACGATCTTCCCGCTGCTCCCTGGCTCTTGCTCCATCCAGACCTTAACACCATGGCCATCGCCCTCAGCATTCGCACGAACCAACTTTTTGGTCTTCTCCGGCGACTTCTGGAAGTGTTGCATGTCCCGAATGAAAATCTTGCCTGAGTTGCGCTGACGTGACATCAATGGACCGGCTGTGTAGTCTCCGCCGCCCTCGGTAGCGGCCAAGTCCCACGGACGTATTGTCTTTAGGTCTGCATCGTTCGGAACTTCATCAGCACTGATGATCTTGATCATGTCGCCAAGATCCATACCAGCCATTGATGCTTTCGGATTCTGCTGGTACATTGCTTCCCACCAGTAGGTTCCGAGCGTTTCCTTGATCCGCAGTAGTGTCTCGCGATCATAGCGTTCAGGCCAGAGAGCTTCGCCGATTTCACGTCCGAGTGGGTCATTTACTTCAGCAAGCGCGGGCAGATTGATAACTTCCCAATTTTCGTGGGGCAGCTCGGTTATGCACGATCCAATGAGGTCGTTGAGGTTCCAGCGCGTAGCCAGGATGATAAGTGAGGCATTTGGCTCCAGACGTGTGTAAGCCGTGCTCTTGAACCATTCCCACGTCTTCTTACGCAGCGTCTCACTCATTGAGTCCTCGGCATTCTTAATATAGTCATCAATGAGCATCAAGTCAGCGCCACGGCCCGTTAATGGACCCCCGATGCCCGCAGCTGTCAAACCACCCCCCTGAGGCGTCAGCCATCTGTCAACACGCTTCTTATCCGCTCTGATACGAGTCCTAAGGAGGTGATGGAGGTCCGTATCCTGAAAAGTGTCCCTAACCCTCAAGGAAAAGTCAGTAGCCAGCTCAGAGCCATAGGAAATGGTCATAACGAACTTGCCTGGCCACTTCTCAAGATACCATGTCGGCGTGTTGACTGATAGGAACTCACTCTTACCGTGGCGAGCGGGCATTGTGAGGATAATCCGCGCACAGCCCCTGGCAACTGCGGTAGCCACCTTCGTTGAGATGAACAGGAGGTGTCGAGCAGCGATCCAACGTCCCTTGGTGATTTTGTGGCCAAGTGTGGCAGGTGTAAGGCGCCATCCCTCACGCAGCGCAGCCTCTAGTTTAGTCTGGTCGCTGTGACTGAGTGCTGTCGGGAGAGATGGCTCGTCCGGTTTGAGGATCTCCGTGTTTGGCGCAATTATGTCCATGAGCTGGTTCTGATACGAGACCTAGGGAGCACCATCGTCAGTAGGGTCCGATGCACCTTTGGCAAGGTTCTCCTCAGCAGGTATAGCCCTTAGGTTCTCAATTGCCCAACAACGTCGGAAAGCGTCCCAATCAACAACGTCCTGTTGCTCCTGACTCTTTCTGATGACCTTGAAGCTGCTAAGGGGCTTCCTGTGATCGATATGGTAGCCTTCGTTCAGTGCATCCCTGAGTTTGCGCGATTTGCCTTCACGTTCCTTCAGATCCGCACTTAAGTGACGCACCAGCGTACGAATCGTGTAACCGAGGTAATCCTCAAGGTTAGCGACAAACTTGGGTGGGGCGTGCTCTTTGCCTAGCTGTGTAAGGCATCGTGTCCCTGTATGGTGCCGAATGCGGGCGGTCACGTTCCTCTCACGGCTCTTGGTGTTGGCAATGTTCTTGCAAGCGAAGCATATACTCTGCAATCCGTCGCTTGAGGACTCATGCTTTCCGAAACCGCGCTTCTCCACGACTGTATCATTGCCATCATCGTCAGTGTGCATCAAATCGAGGCGGAGCTTGAAATTGCGGCACTTTATGCACTTCTTGTGGGTTCTCTTGTCAACGTTTCTGGTAAGTGAACCTGCCATGTGCTATTCTCCTTAACCACCTGTTCGAATGATCAATTCCTGCAGAAGTTCGGTTGCGGCAGGATCTTCGAGAGCTTTGTCAAGAACCTCACCATCTTCACTTACTGTGGTTCCCGCCGCTGCGGAGCGGTTCGTTTGTGCAATCGTGCGGAAAGTGAGTTCAAAAGGTTTACCTGCGAGGCCTTCACGGGACTCACTTTCGGGTCCAGCTGCTGGGACGCCCGAAGAGATCCTTTCAAGCTGCGTAACGGTCTTGAAAAAGTCAATTGCCACCTTCGGCGTCATCAGATCCCAGAATTCCGTCTCGTTCTCAAAATACTGCCCCAGACGGTGCCTTAGACGCTTGGATGCGACATAGTGCTCGTCTTGCGTCTCTATTGCTCGTAATTCCGTTTGCTTGCGGAACTGGGCCACTCTGAAGAGATCAAAAGCATGGGCACGAGAGCCCCAGTAGTACAAATGGTAGTATGTCTGGTAAATCTCGGTCATACGCAGAATATCGGAACCAGGATGCAATTCCGCAACTAATGTGCTCAAACTGCGGGTACCTGAGGCTGCCTTGCCATCGTACTCGTCCTCGTCCTGATTTGCACTTTTGCCCATGTTCATGTGCAGATAGCGGTCAAATGCTTGAAATGCGTCACCTGGCTCGTATTCAAGGCGACACCAGAATGGGCTCCCACTGAGGAACGCAGGGAACCCCTCATCATACTGCAATGGGACATATGCGTTGGAGAGGGCTTGCGCTGGGAAGCCTGCAATCCTATAATCGGTAAGGGGGTCTGCCTGAGGAGCCACTGTGAGGTCGTCGCTCCGACTGCCGTCCGGTGCACCCTCTGACTCCTCAGGAGACCCTAGAAGCTTGACGTTGTTGGCGCCATTGGGCTTATGTGGCTGGTAATCGTGGAAGGGTAAGAGGTCGGTTCGGTAGATCCCTGTTGGGAGTCCAAAGTCATTCAGAGGGATCTCGCTTTGAAGTGCACGTAGCGCTTCAACTTGTAGGTCTTCCTGGCTCTGACTCTGACTGTCTTTTGTCGGCAGATTGTTCATACTCTCTATTATAACACGACTCTTAGTTGGCCGTCAAGTCGTCGGAGGCTATATGGCCGCAGGGTTTTTGTCGGACTTCAAAATTTGGTATGGACGCTCATGCTACCTAACTCGTTGAATTCCTTCCGGAAATGAAAATTATGAATGCATGCAAACGCGGGTGTTTTGAAGCGCGATGCGCTATTATTAAATCTCACACACAGGAGATTGACATGAAGAGCATATTGAAGATTACCGCAAGCAACCGCAAGAAGCTGAATGCACTGCCGACGACGAGCGCGCGCATACGCTTTTTGAACGAGCTTGGTAAAAGCCGCAGCGAGATTGCGGTTGAGCTAGACAAGCGCTACCAGCACGTACGCAACGTGTTGATTACGCCGATTAAGAAGCAGCGCAGCTAAGGCGAGCCCACGCGAGCACAGGGAAGTGCTCGCCCCACCCCCCCCCACCCCGGAGAAAGACATGAGCAA